ACGACTTTACTCAACGATGTCCCGATTACCCGTCCCTCAACCCTCACTGCGGAGGCGTTGTTGTAAACCAAGCAGAGACCACCGAGGATGTGGTCTACCCCTCCGGAAAACGGAGCCAACCCCTAAACAATACTGGGCTTGGGAACGTAGCGTGCGTTTGGGCCAGCTACACGTCAGGGAAGTGCCTCACTGCATCACGAGCGCTTCCCCGCTCCACCTTCGCAAGTGCAATTCTTGTGATCCTTGCTACGCTGTTCTTTATCAGCGGTGCGTCTGCCTTTGGTATCCCTCAAGGCGCGATTCCTACCCAGTTTCGCGACCTGCATCAAAGTCACAACGGCGAAGTGTCTTTCACTTTGCCCGAGCACGATGTCTCCACCCCGTCGGTGGATTCCTCTTCAAGTGGACTGTCCCGTGTCTTCAAATTCCTATGCCTTGTAGTAGCCTGTTTGTTGAACACATATTATTCTCCCCGATTCTGGTCCTTGATCAGTTCCGTGCCCCTCGCCTGCAAAGTCACATTCCGCTTTATTGTCCGAGTTGCGTTGATTAAACGTCCGCAAGCTCAGTTCAATGATCTATGCGAGTGGGACCACCTGATGCTTAAAGTCAGTGAATGGTGGCACTCAGAAAGAATCGGTGAGTCCGAAGCCAAATTGACCCTTTCAATTTCCGATGGCTACGAAGAAGTGGACGTGCGCTCCCCGCGTCTCGCTTACGTCATGAAGCATGCTTACGCCGCAAAGACCAAGTTCCCTCGTGCCCAAGACACTGAGGCCAACCGTCTTTCCATCTCCTGGTACATTGTTCAATCGATGACAGCGGACGGCCATTCCAAAGCCCACATTGCTCGTGACATGCCCCTGGCAGTCTCTGCTACTTTCTTACCCACCACCGCTGAGATCGAGGCTAAACACTTCGAACGCTCCATGGCAGTGCAGAGAAGGAAGGCTGAGGCGAGAGCCGCGGGCTTGAAGGTTTCCGACCTCTGAGGGGGCCCGGAGTACAAAGTTGGCGTTTCAACTCGATCTAAGCTAGTTCCATCGGATGTTTCTGTCCGGCATGCTGAAATCGGGAAGAAGTCGTGGTTGAAGTCGACTTTGTTACTGGGCTGCTCTAAAATCCGAAAGATTCTCTCCTTCGCTCCTATGGGTGCGGGTGAGTTATTCGGTTGTCACAACCAAGACATGTATACCCTGGAAAGGGGGCTGTTGGAGCGTGTATTCTTCGTTTCTGGAGAGAACGGATTCATCCCAACCCCACAGCCTGAGCCAGGTGCTATCGAAACCACCCTTCGCGACTTCCGTGCCGCACTCTTATCATTACTTCCAGCTATGACCCCCCTGACATACCAGGGCTTTGTTAATTGTTACAAAGGTCGTAAGCGTCGCGTATATGAAAGAGCAGCCGCATCCCTAGATCCTACATGTGCCCACTTATACATGAATGGATACCCTAAGGTCTATAAGTCCCTCAACGAAGCTGATGCAATCCTTAGCACCTTTGTGAAATGTGAGAAGATCAATTTCACGGCCAAACCCGATCCTGCCCCACGCGTGATTCAGCCAAGATCCGCGCGGTATAATGTTGAAGTTGGAAGGTACCTAAAACCCATAGAACATCTCGTTTACGATGCAATAGGAGCCGTATTCGGAAGCACTACTGTCGTCAAGTGTCTTAATGCTGACGCACGAGGAGTCCTCATAGCCAACAAATGGAAAAAGTTTCTTAGTCCGGTAGCTGTGGGTTTGGATGCAAAACGCTTTGACCAGCATATTTCGGTCGAAGCCCTGAAGTTTGAGCATACAATCTACAACAGTATATATCGTGATAAGGACCTAGCTTTGTGGCTTACATGGCAGATCCAAAACCATGGGTTCGGAAGAACTGAGGAAGGGACCATCGAGTACAAGATCGATGGCTGCAGGATGAGTGGCGACATGAACACAGCAATGGGTAACGTAATTTTGATGTGTTCAATGATGTGGTCTTACATGAGGGAAGTTGGTGTGAAGTACGAGTTTGTTAATGACGGCGACGATTGTATCTTGATTGTCGAACACCGTGACTTGTATAAGCTGGATGGACTTTGTGATTGGTTTTTAAGGCTCGGCTTTGAGATGGAACGGGAGGCCCCCGTGACAGTACTCGAGAAAGTCGTGTTTTGCCAGTCGCAACCAGTGTTGTGCGGTGAGGCCTACCGCATGATTCGCCAACCCCAACCCAATATTAGTAAGGACGCATGCTCAGTTGCACACATCCGCACAGAAGAGGCGTGGAATTATTACCGGGGTGCCGTAGCTACATGCGGCACATCCTTAGCCGGTGATGTTCCCATCTTAGGAAGTTTCTATTCAGCGCTTGGACGCGGAGCCGAAGAGGCCCGGTATTCCCGTAAGCATGCTGTCGATCCTTCCCATGAGATAACCGGGATGATGCGATTGTCGAAAGGCATGCATCACAAGCGGTCTCCACCCTCTGCCCAAACTCGCGCATCCTTTTTCAAAGCTTTTGACTATACCCCAGACAGACAAGTCCAAATCGAGCAGGAGTATGATCAGTTTCAACCGGTGTGGCAGCCAGTTGACTCCCCTGTCGAGCGTTTCCAATTCCTCTATTGCCTCGCGTGAAGGGCCTGTGGCCTCTAGATTATTATAAATGTCAAGCGCTAATCGTAATCCCCGCAAGTCTGCCCCTTCACCACGTGCAGCAAATCAGGCTTCCCAAGGGAAGTCCAAATCCAATTCCTCCCGAAATGACGCTCAGGTCGTTTCGGTCAATGTCCAACAGAAGGCAAAGAAACCCATCCGCACAGTCACCAAGGATGGATGCAGAATCAAGCATGAAGAGTATATCCAGGAGGTGAATGGCAGCGTTGCTTATGACGTTGCTACTTATTCAGTCAATCCGGGTCTACCCTCGCTATTCCCATGGCTCTCAGCCATTGCGTCCAGATATGAGTCGTACCATTTCCATAACCTCAGGTTCTCCTTTAGGACCAGCACGAATATGTTCCAAACCACCGGAAAGATTCTGCTCGGTATGGATTATGATGCCACTGATAGTCCCCCAGGCTCCAAAGTGCAATTCATGGCCCTCGATGAGTCCATTTCTGCTGTCCCCTACCAGTCCTTTGTTCATTCGTGCAAGACGATGAACCTTAGTCGTAGTAAGATGCAGTACACTCGAGGAGGCACGGTCCCCACTGGATCGGATGTCAAGCTCTATGATGTGGGTAATTTATTTGTAGCCCAACAAGGACAACCAAACACAGACAATCAAGGTGAGCTTTACGTTGAATATGACGTAGAGTTCTTTACTCCGCAACTTGAGCCATGCTTCCCCTCTGCCCGCCTTACACCCATCTCACCCAGTCCCGCCAATCCGTTTGGTGTGTCATGCACTGTGGTTGGGATGAGCCCGTTTGAGGTTGAGCCGTCGCAATTGACCGCGCTAACTTCCGGCCAATTCCTGTTGTCTATCAACGCGACCGGTGGTGCTCCATTAGCGATCACACTCTCTTCCAGTACCGCAACTGTTACATCATTGTATGCCTACAACAATGCGAATGTGCAGTATGCCACAGCGTATCTGGTCCAGTGTTCGCCAAATGACATCATCACCGCATCTGTTACAGGGGGCATGTCTGCCTACGACCTGCGAGTCTCCTCGTATGTCACCTCAAATGCGTAATCTGTGACCGAATCCGTCATCCGGGTTCGAATTGGACACTCCTGCCCAATTACTGCCGTTACTGGCCCCAATCAATCACAATCTTCGGACTGAAACGTCTGAGCAACGTCCAAAACTACATGTCAAGACTTCGCGGGTGGTGCCGCACAGCTAAGCAAAGAACCTTGCCTTAAGACAGTAGGAGAACCCGAAACCCTCCACAGGAGGGCCACTACCTAGAGAGTGGATTACCGCGATTCGAAACCGCGTCACTGCCTGCCCTACAACTAGTAAAAGCCACAAGAGCACGCACGGGAACCACCGCACCTTAAGTAACCTGATGTCGAGAGACATGGTGATGGAAGAAACCGGAGACTAATGATTGAAGCAACCAACCCACTTGAGAGGTGGGCCCTGTCCTAGGGTTAGGACCCTGTACGGTGGGACCGTACGCAGTAGCCTAACTGTAAGAAAATGGCAACACCGGCGGAATCCTAATAACTAGCTCTTTATCAACCACGACGCCCGCGATGGCGTAAAAGTAGGTCAGTTCTCCAGACACCATGTGAGAACCGCAAATCCCCTCTGATCATGATGTATTGTCGTGTGACGGGGCAGGGGAGGCGTGCCAGAATGTATTAACGCCCACAAGTGTACCGAAAGGACCGT